GGAAAGCATTACGGATAGCACGAACAGAGGTAGTAGGTGCATCAGGAGAGGGTGTTTTGCGTGGAGCTGAGAGCCTGGCAGGTAATAAATCAAAGGTTTGGATTAGTACCTTCGATCAGAGAAGCAGACCGGAGCATATGGCTATGGATGGTGTAAGAGTTCCATTTAATCAGGATTTTGATGTTAATGGTGATTCACTTGCTTATCCGGGTGATCCAAAAGGGCAAGCCGGAAATATAATTAATTGTAGATGCGGATATGAAGTTATAGTAGAACCAGAAATATATTGATATGAAAAATTTTAAATATGGTGCGCCATGTACCGAGATAAAAGACATAAACCTAAAGGATAGGATTGTGCAAGCTTATTATTATGATTCACAACAGCCGGATAGTGATAATGACTTATTGAATACTGGTTTATACGGTAAGAGCATTGCTGAACGTGGTCCAAAGTCAGCATATCCGAGAATCAAACATTTATTCAATCACTGGGACGGTGCAGGGGTAGTACAGGAGCTTGGTGAAGATACTCAGGGTGGCTGGTTTATATCTAAACTTGGCAGGCACACCGTAGGCCGTGATACTCTGTTAATGTATGAAGATGGTTTAATAACCGAACACTCACATGGGTTAGAAGTTACTGACTCTGAAAATATAACCAAAGACGGTAAGGATATACGATCTATTAAGGAAGCTGTTCTTTGGGAGGTCACATCACTTGATAAGTGGGGAGCACAGATGAATACTCCTGTTATGAAATCACTTGAGGACCGTAACTACTGGACTAAGCGATTAGATGTAATGATTAAGTCATTCGCTAATGGTAAATATACAGACGAGACATTTGAACTGCTTGAGGTTCAATTAACACAGATAAAAGAAATGATAAGACTATTCGACAAGCCGGAGCAACTACCCACTCCTTTAGGGGCCGGGGGCCAACCCACTTCGATAGAGTCAATATTGGATAAAGTTAAATATTAATTTAAAAATTAGAAATTATGGTAAAAGTAAAAATAGGCGATAAGGAATATGAATTTAAGCATATCACTTTACCTGCCGATCATGGGTTTGATGAGAAACAACTAAAATTCTTACAGACTCTTGATGAAGCACTTGTTACGGCCCGCGAAGGCGTAAGTAAGAAGGAAGATATGGAAAAAATCAAGACTGATCTCGATGCATCCATGAAAGCAATGAAGGCAGATTTTGATTATGATAAAATACAGGCCCAGCTCAATGATATGTATATCAAGATGAATGAGTTTGGGGCTAGTCCCTTGGAGGCAACAAAAGAACAGAATGAGGCTAAGGAATTGCAGCTTAATAACGATTGGGTTAGGGCTCTCCTGAAAAAAGATAAGGTTAAGATGGCCAAAGCTTCTAAGGAGCTTAAGACATTAACACCTATCATGCACTTAGGACCAGCTACTGGAACCGATGCAGGTGATCTTTCAGAAGATTACACACAGGGTGGTTATCTTGTGCCAGAATTATTTACTGCTGAGATACATAGGTACGCTATTGATGGTGGTGTAGCACGGAGAGAAATGGCTTATATGCCTTTCGTTGGTGCTGGGAATACTCGCAAGCTAAATTATCAGGTTACAAATGTCGCTGTAACATGGATTGATGAGGCTGAGATAAAAGGTAAAACTAAGCCCACTACTGGTCAGATAACACAAACATTGGAAACCTGTGCCGCTATCTGTATTTTGACTGAAGACCTTGTTGAAGATTCAGCTTTTAACTTTGTTTCATGGGTTGCTCAATTAATTGCTGAGGCTATCGCTGCAGAAGAGGACGACCAGTTTTTTGCTGGTGCTGGTGCTCCATTTACAGGGATTTTAACCACTGCCGGAACAGTAGGGTATGCTCTTGATGCTACAGTCGGACCTCTAAATATGGCAATAGAATCATTGCTCAATGTTCCTAATTCTATCCCTACAGGGGCAGTTGCGGGTGCTAAGTTTTATATGCACCGTACCGTATGGGCTGCTATATGTAGCCGAAGAAGTGACAGTGTTGCTGCGGATGATTCAAGAGGCTTGTTTTTATCACAAGTTCCCGGACGGGGAACTCCAAGCACAATATGGGGCTATCCTGTAGTTCTTACAGAAGCATTGCCTTCGCTTGGTGATATTTATAACACAACCGATGCGGTTGATGTTGGACAGAATGACCTAACTGCTGAAGGTGATGAGCCGTTTATTATATTTGGTAACCTGAAAAAGACCTGTGTTTATGGGGATAAAAAAGGAATCAGGGTGAAGCTGTTAGATCAGGCAACTGTTACAGATAGTGGGGGTAACCTTATCAATCTTGCAGAACAGGATATGCTTGCCGTGCGAGTACATAAACGTGTGGGATATGCCGTGGTTTTGGCATCCGGAATTTGTATTATATCAACTGGACCTACATCATAGATAATAATCTAAGGGTTGGGGTAATTTACCCCTTCCCTTTAATTTAAAATTATGAGAAAAATAAAGATATTAAAACCCGTACAGAGTTATACAATAGGCAAGGTCTATCGTTTATCTCCTAAATTTGCTGCCAAACTTATTTCAAGAGGTCAGGCAGAAGAAGTTTTAAAAGTAAAAGAAGCAAAGGTAGTGATTGAGACTAAAGAAGAAAAGTTCACACCAGAGACAAAAGAACCACTATCAATATCTAAGCTCAAGAAGGTAATATCCGATATTAGTGTTGAGGAGTTGATACATATTGCTAATTTCGATAAAAGAGTAACAGCCGTATTAATGGCTAAATCTGAATTAATTAAAAGATGAGGATTGAACAGTTAAAGATAAGCGGGAGTGTTAAGTTTTTTAAAGATAAGCTTCAGGATAAGTATGGACTTAAAGAGTTTACTGATTCAAGCAAGCCTGTTGTATTATATGGTATGTATAAGCCAGAAGACTTTGCCTTATATTTAACTGTTAAGTCAGTAGTGGTATGGTGTGGTACCGATGCCCGGATATTAAATAATGAGCGTGTTAATATAATTAACTCACGGCCAGCAATACAGTACGCTAAGAGTCAAGACATTTATAACACATTAAAGAGATTCGGTATCAAAAGCACCCGGTTAGCAATAAGTCCAACAAAGGCAGACATTGAACCACAACCATTGGGGTCTTGTGTGTATGCTTATATCGGTAACAAGTCACCGGGAATGGAAAGAAAATACAAGGTAGGCCTATTAAGACGAATTGAGAAAGCAATACCGTATAAGTTCTTATATGCTACCTATGGAAAATATAACCGGGAAGAGTTAATGGATATATATAAAAGATGTTTTGTGGGGGTACGGCTTTTAGATCATGATGGTCTTTCAAACTCTATTATAGAGATGGGTTTAATGGGACGTAAGACAATATCTAATGGAGGGCTACCCTGTACTATCAAATGGCATAAAGGGAATGATGTGATAGCCGCAATACTTAATCACGACAAAGCACCAGAAGGGATTACTATAAATAAAGCATATAAAGATTTATTAAACATATCAGACTCATGGCTCCACTTGTAACAGTATTCACTTCGTCTTATAATTACTCGCACCACTTACGGCAAGCGATACGGAGTGTTATTGGTCAGAGGTATAAGAATTTTGAATATCATTTAGTAGATTATGGATCAACAGACGGCACACTGAAGATGATGAGGGAATACGAGTACGATCCAAGAGTAAAGGTGATCACAATGGGACCACAGAAGAATAAGGTTTTTTCAATGAACAAATCTATCCGTGAGGCTAAGGGTGACTACTGGACCTGGTGTCCTGCTGATGATTATTTTCATCCTGATCTATTGACTAAGAAGATAGATTATGCTTTGAGGCATCCAAACGCAGTACTGTATAATGATACCTTTGTAGTTGATGAGAATAGTAAAGTTTATGCCTCAAAGAAAAGACCGGAATTCACAAAGGCAGCACTTAAGAAGTTGATATGGGAGAAGAGCGTTATCGGGTTCACGGGTATATTTATTCCTATGTATATCTTCAGAGAGATGGGTTTATACTTTCCAGAGGACGAGAATTATAGTGAAGATTACCGATGGATGATAGAAGCGGTAATGAATGATATTGAATTTAAAAGAGTACCTGATATGTTGACATTTAAAAGAAAACATATGGGCTCTTGTACAAATAGGGAGTATAAAGATATTATAGCAAATATTAAGGTTATTCACAATATATTAAGAAAGAAATATGATTCCTAAACGTATATTTTTCTATTGGGGTAATAATAAAATGTCTTGGATGCGATTTAAGACACTTGAGTCATTCCGTAGGCTTAATCCTGACTGGGATATGACATTATATACGTCTAATCCAAGGATACAGCATAAGGTATGGACTACGAATAACTATCAGGACTTCTTTTGTTATAACGGTAAGGATTACAGAAAAGGCATAGATGCTTTGAATATAAATGTTGTTCATTACGAATGTTATGAAAATTTAACCGCCTCACATACGAGTAATTTTCTTAAGTGGGAGAAGCTAGCTACCGAGGGAGGTATCTACTCTGATATGGATATATTATACTTTAAACCGATTGATGAATTTTATGATAAGATAAAGAATTACGATACAGCGATATGTCAGACTGAATATTTGTCTATTGGGCTATTGGCCTCTTCAGGTAGCAATAAGTTCTATCAGGATATTTATGATAACATATTACGTCCATTTGATTTCATACATTACCAGATGGCCGGGGTAGATGCTATATATCGATACTATAAATGCCCTCAGCCGGATGTATTAAAACAGGCTGCCTCTAAATACCCTGAATTAAGGTTTTATAATATACCAATGAACACCGTTTATCCTTATGACAGTAAACATATAGTAAAGGCATTTACAGCTCCGGGTGAAGCGAAGAATTTACCTAAAGAGACTATCGGTTATCATTGGTATGCAGCACACAAGAAAGCTCAGGACTTTAATAACATATTGACAGCTGATAACTATAAAAAATATAATACTTTATTCTCTAAATTGATATGAAACACATACTAATAACCCGGCTTTGGTTTGACAATAAGGCACTAATGGATAAATACATTGATGTTGCTATTTATACGTTTATCCCTGCTATAAAAAACCAGACTTGTAAGAATTTCGAGTTTGGGATACTTATGAAGAAAGAACACATTGAGTATTTACATGAAAGGCTTGAGGCCAATAAATTAGATATTAACTTTATCCCATTTACCGGAGGGATAGAACAATTCAGAGAAGAGGTATTAAGAAACAGGTGGAATATACAATCAAGAGTGGATTTTGATGACTGGGTGTCAACTGACTATATTAAGAAGATACAGGATGTTTATACCGAGAATAAAGACAAATATAAAAACTTTGTTATACACGCACAGCCCGTTATGATGGACTGGCCTTCTAAAAAGATAACTAAGGTAGGGGCATACCACGACACACGAATATCAATGTTCTCTTCCTTGTGTCAGCGTGATCCAGTTCTCCCTGTTTATAATAAGTCGCATGGTCAGATGTATAAGTTTGGAGAGAAAGTATTTAAGCTACCTGATGGGATGGTTAAATGGGTACAACATCCTAATACAGTAACAAAGGCAAGACAGAAAGCCGGGACTATCACTAAGGTAGGTAATATGCAGTTATATGATGCAGACCATAACTGGATAAGTGAAAACAATACAGACCCGACACTCAATGTGCTTACAAGGACGTTTAAGCGGCCTAATAGCTTTAAAGAGTGTCGAGATAGCATTATGTCACAGACATACCGTAAAGGTGACTTAAAGTTCAATTTCAGAGATGATAAGATTAATCATATAGTGGGTAGTGAGGTTTATTGTGATTATTACCCGGATGCTATTAGGTTTTTAGTAAAGCAGGGTAAGTTTTTACCTTGGAACCTACACATGAACGAACTGGGAAATAAAGTTAAGTCAGGATGGGTTATGTATCTTGATGATGATGATAAGTTTCTTAATCCTGAAGCTGCAAGTGACATTATGGCCGAGGCTACGGATGAAGATACAATGTTACTATGGAGGGTTAAGATAGGCAGCGTAACAGTACCTAATAATAAATGTTGGGGCAAAGAGATACGGGCAGGACAAATTTCAGGTATAGGATTTGCTTTTCATTCAAAGCATCTGCCTGTACCCTGGGAAGCTCGTAGGATGGGGGACTTTCATGTTATCAGTACTCTTCAGAAGAAGCTTAAATTGAAATGGATTGATAAATTTCTTACAGGGACACAAGGGAAGAAGAATAATCACGGTAATGTACCGCTAAAAGAGATTAGTAACCCTGCACCAAAGAAGGTTAAGGAGATAGAGTCTAAAGACATACAGAAAGGACTTGTTACGGTAGGTACTCCGACATGGAACAACAAAGATATATTCTGGCTTTCAATCGAGAGTCTATGCCGGCAGAAAACAGATTATAAGTGGGAGTATATTGTTAATGAATGTCCCAGCGAGAATGAGGTAGGTGAAGAAGGGATAAGACGGTATGAGGCAAGACTAAAAGAGGCCGGATGTGTTAAGATAATCTATATCAACAACGGGCAACGGGTTAATCTGTCAACTAAGTGGAAGCAGATAGCAGCTGCAGCCACAGGAGAAGTTCTGATACTCCACGACTCGGATGACTATACCCATCCCGAAAGGATTCAGAAGACTATGGAGCTTATAGGTGATAAACCCTGGTATGATACCCGCTACGCTTGGCATTACCTTATAAAAGAAAAGAAGATGATTCTTTTTGACTATCAGATAACGAAGAACAGATGGAAGACCGGATTTAATATAGCTATACTTACTAAAGTACTCAGAGCTATACCCGACTCTAAGAAAAATAAAGGTATGCACAAATGGATGTGTGAATATATAAAAGACAAGTATATTGATGAGGCTGACTATGCTTGTTTTGCTACCACCGGAGCGAATACCGTTTCTTTAAATCGCAGAAGACATTTTATAAATCCTCAGCCTCCCTTTGTTAAGACTGATAAGACTATTCGTGATATTGGCATACCTGAAGATATAATTAATAAGTTAGAATACAACAAAGAGATACCAGCTCTTGAGATACACCGACAAATGGCTAAGGTGGAGGTTGTATTTTTGAAAAGCTATTGCAGGCTTTATAAAAAAGGACAAAAAAAACGTATTCCGATAGATGCTTATTATACACTTCTTAATAAAGGTCATGTAAGACTGGTCAGCGAACAAATTTTAGAACCTATAACAATAGAGTTATGAAAGTAGAATTTACAACAGATATAACATCGGAACCTGTCACATTAACGGAGGTTAAGGAGGCTTTGAAGATCACAGGAACCTCAGCAGATGATGAACTTGAAAGGCTGATAACGGATGCCCGTATGTACATAGAGAAAGCTATCGATACATCAGTTTCTACACGAACTATACAGGTAACATCGTTAGAGAAGTTTGAAGAATGGGAATTACCCTACGGACCTATATCTAGTTTGGCTCTGACCTACGGAACTAACTGGGAGAGTGTATTAACTTATATCTATACTTACACCGGAGGTACTGCTACTTGTCCTGCTGATATTACAAGACTAATAACCGATTATATAAAATACATTTATGACATTGATGATGAGGCAGTGGCATTGCCTGAGTCAATAAAGAAACAGATTCAATTATTAACCCGGCAACCATGAAAAAAGGGCAAAGGAAATATTATATAACTATTCAATCATATACCAGAACACCAGACGGGCAGGGGGGTGCTACTCCATTGTGGGCTAATGCTGATAATGACTGGGCTAAGATTGTTACACAGAGTCAGAGCAGAGCACTTGAGCAGGGAGGTATTAAGTTTAATAAGGCTGTTGAATTCATCGTAAGATCACGAACAGACTTTGTAATCTCAACTGATATGCGTATTGTGTTTGATAGTGAATATTTTGCTATCCATTCTATTATACCGAGTAATAAGTTGGATGAACTAAAGATAATAGCCTATACTGCCACTAATGGAATAACGGTAGATAGTACAGAGATAACAGTTGACAGCACAGAGATAACAGTAGATGGGTAAAGGAGTAAACATATCAATTCCGGCTAGTGAGCAAGCTAAGTTTAAAAGATGGACTGATTCTTTAAGCAAAAAGAATAGATCAGATTGTCAGCAGCTTGTTGCGAATACCGCCCGGACAATATCAAAGAGAGCGAAACAGTTTGCTCCGGTTGATAAGTCTGGATTAAAAAATAGTATTCATCCTGTATTATCATCAGACAGACTGAGTGCAGAGGTTGTTGTTAATGTTGAATATGGACCATATCAGGAGTTTGGCACAGGATCATTTGCTTCATCCTTTGTGCCGACACTAGAGCCTGAAGTGCAAAAAGAGGCAGCACGATTTAAGGGACATGGAATAAGAAAGGTTAATATGAGAGCACAGCCGTATTTATTTCCGGCAGTAAGGATATCAATGACAGAGTTTAGACAGAATTTAAGAAAATTAGGATTCAAATGAAAGACCCATCAGGACTTATACGATCATGGTTATTCACACTACTCGACACGAATGTTAGTTATGGGAGTTCAGTGGTTCCGGTGTATTCATTTGCACCTAAGAACGCAAGGATGCCATATATCTTATTAGCTCAACAGTCGGCCGGACCAGAAGGTGAACACTCAACTAAAGACTCTTATGTGACAGATCAGTCTTTTACAATTGAGATATATTCTTCACACACAGGCAATGATGCTTCTTATGTACCTATTAATACTATTTCTAACTCTGTTTTGCAATTAGTAAGGGTACGAACAAGTATAACTATTGTAGGTTACAATGTGGTGTCTTGTGTTTTAGATAATACTATTACAGATAATTTTTTAATGGATGATACAACAATAATAATGAAGGTTTTAAATTTTACACTAATAATCGAGGAGGAATAATAATGGCAAAAATTAACGGAACAGTTATGACGGTCTATTCAGGAGCAGATGTCATATTATGGACAAAGACTTGTACTCTTAATGTAGAGCAAGACTTACCCGATGGAACTACTAAGGGTTCCGGGGGAGATGAAGAACATATCAACGGTATTCGTAGGTGGACTATTGATTTTGATGGTGCTTATGACTTAGCAGGGACAGGATCGGGGGTGGATGCATCTGAGATAGTAGCTATCATTGTCGGTCGTACTGCTGATTCAGTGATTAAGTTTGGTACTTCAACAGATGCAGCTACCGGATGGACGGGTAATGGCACATTTAAGAACTTTTCTATATCGGCTGTCATGGAAGACACGGTGACTTTCTCAGGTCAGATTAAGGGTAACGGAGCCTTAGCAGCGATCTAATGGCAAAGCTCAATGGAACAGATATGCTTGTCTATTGTGATGGGACGGTTATAGCTTACCAGAAAGAATGTACTATTAACTGGGAGCAAGACTTACCTCCATCCACAACAAAGGCAAGCTCAGGATGGGAGGAGCATATCAACGGAACCCGCAGGGCTTCTTGTGACTTTACTGCCCTCTTTAGTACTACCGGGCTGAGTGATGATGAACTGATAGGTTATATCACAGGCCGGGACTCAGTTGTACTTCTAATCGATGGAGGTGGATTCCCAATTGTCGGGAAAGCCAGTTTAAAGAATGTTTCAATCAATGCAGCACAGGAAGACCCGGCTAGCATAAGTGGAACGTTTAATTTCTCTGGTGGATGTTGGATGTTAGCTGGTGATTCAGTTAATCTTGTTACTGATCCTGATGGCGACCATACATACGATGTATATACCACAACAGGAATACAGGTATCGGCTGGTCAGAACACAGGAGTAGGGGCGCAATACGGAAGGACTAATACATTCACCTTATCGGCTGATGATGTTTGTCAATTAGTTTTATATGTACCATCTCTTGCCGGAACTGATATTACGGTTGATATATATAATACTGCTTCTGGATTGACGGTAACGGATACACCGGCTGTATTAACAGAGGGTGTTACATTAGTTACTTTTGGGGCTATTACTGCCGGAGGCTCATCTTACTTTAAGTTTAGTTCTACTGGTGAATCATATTTTGAGACAGGTGATATTTATTTATTTGTAACATGACAATAAGAGTACCATTTAGAATAGGCCCGTTATTCAGGGAAAAAGATATTGATTTTATCTTTAATATCGGAGCATTGGAATATGCTACTGAAGTTATCTTAGGTTGTGATCTTTGGGAGGCTGAGAAACAGGACCAGTATGATGTTAGTATAGCTGTCTTGTATGCTGCTTATATTACAGCCTGTAAGAGTCGTTATAAGAAGCCTAAGTACGGATTAGGACATGCTGCAGTATGGGTTGACAATATGAGTAAAGTTTCTCAAGAGACTTATATTAAAGCCATGAAGGAGCTTACTGGAAAAATGACAGGCAAGAAAGAAACAGAAAAAAAAAAGTAACCTGGGATGAACTACGAAGCTTTGCAATGGGAGAACTGGGATGGACACTTGAAAGATGGAGAAATGCAACATTCACTGAATTTAACTATGCCTCTGTTGGATATTGGCGACACTGGGAGCGGTTTGTTGGGATACCAATACGAGAGATATGTTATACAACTATATGTATGACACCGGGAGCAACAAATAAACCATCAAGCGCACAGGAGATGTGGCCACTGAGTATAGATAAAGACATTAAGAAGAAAACAGTTAAACCTACTGAGGCAGAGATTAAACGAGCAAGAGAAGGCGCAAAAACATTACTAAATGGCAACAAATAAATTAACAGCTAAATTAGGACTCGATAATAAAGAGTTTAAAGAAGGTCTGCGGAGTGCTAATCAGGAGGTAAAGCGTTCGGGGCGTGTTTTCTCTCAAACATTTGGAGAACAGAAGACACTTATAAAGGCTATTGAAAGAGATATTAAGCAATTACAAAAAACACTTAGTAATGCAGCTCCTGGACGTGCGCAACAGAAAGTATTAGGTAATCTAAGAGGAGCAAAAAGGGCTTTGGCTGAAGAGACGGGCACTCTTAATAGTATGCAAAAACAACAGAATGTTGTTAATGAAAAAGTAATTAAGTCTGGTAATAAGTTAATGAGTGTGTATGGTGGTATTGCCATAGCTATCGGAAGTGTTGCTAAGGCTTTCGGGACACTTAAAAAGGCCGTACTTGAGACTGAAACGGGTATGAACCGATTTAATATAGTTGGTGCTGCCACAAAACAGTTAATGTATGATATGCTTCAACGTACTCCTATAAGGGAATGGGGTAAAAACATGAAAGAGGTTGCCGCCATACAGGCAAATATGAATGAGTTAAGGGTTATTGAAAGAGAAGATTTAGCAAAAGCTAAGGTGTATCAAGTAACATATCTCCGTTTTCTCTCTGAGGCAAAAGATCAATTAAAAACAAATACAGAAAGAATAAAAGAATACGAATATGCTTTAGCAGCACTTAATAAAGGTATAGACATAGAGAATAAAAATACAGCTACAAGGCTTGCACTTGTAAAAGAGTGGTTAAAAACCGCACCTGATAATGAAAAATTACTTGAAGAAGAAAGTAAATTAACATTAAAGCTTTTAACTATTGAACAAAAAAGATATTCAAGAAGACAAGAGTTAGAGTCAATGATGTCTGGCCTTCAAAAATCAGAGATAAAAAGGTTAAGGGAATTAGAAGAGGCATATAATACAGTAGCTAAAGCAGCTACATCTCAATTAAAGGCACAACCGAAAAAGAATAAACCAACATCGGTATTTGAAAAACAGACTCATGGCTTTATAGGTGAGTTACCGGGAATACAAGACTATGGGGGTATTGCTGATCCCGATAAAGCTAAAGAGATGGCTGATGCTGTTGAGTCATTGACTGATGGTCTTGATGAATCACAACAGTCTTTAGTAGATTTGGCTGGTACATTTTCTGAATTTTTCTCTGATGTTAATTTAGGCTTTGAAGATATGATACAGGGAGCGATAACAGGAATTAAAAGATTAGTAATGGAGTTAATAGCTAATGCTTTTTTCATAACATTATTATCAGCATTATTTCCCGGTGCTGCTGTTCCATTGTCTTTAGGTAATCTATTACCAAAAGGAATGTCATCTCTAATTAATAGTGGTGGTGGAGGTGGTGGTGCTTCAGCTTCATTACCCGCAGCAGTGGGAACACAACAATTAATGGCTTCACTTAATGGCAAACAGATTGATATAATGTTAAATAGATCATAATGGCTTACACAGTACAGAAAAGAGCAGAGTTTAAAGACATGACCGGGATTGATTGGAAGATCGAGATCGAAGAAGATGCTGCTGCACCCGCCACTGTCACTGCCTTGACTTGTACAGACAATCCTTTGGTGTTTGAATTTAACTCAACGGATGATGTATTTAACCCCTTACATGATAGCAAGGCTTCATTTACTGTTTACTCCGATACACAATTTGCACTAGCTGACCTCTATGCTACTGAAGATTTGCAATTCAGAGTTAAGATCTACCAAGCTACTGTACTTTATTGGATGGGATTTATAGTCACAAACGATTATACAGAGCCTTACGTAATGCCTCCTTATCCTGTTACCATTAAGGCTTCATGTGGACTATCGGTATTAAAGAATGTTCTATATGATAACGCAGGAACTTATTACAGTGGACGCAGGCACGAGAGCCAAATAATAATAGATATACTTGGGAAGATTGGATATACCGGATTTAAGGAATATATCAATATTTACGAGGAGTCAATGTCTCAAACATCAGCTCACTCGCCTTTACTTCAAGTTAAAATAGATGTTGATATTTTTAAGGATATGTACTGTGATGAGGTACTTAAAGAGGTACTTAAAAAATATAATGCTTGTATCACTCATAAAGATGGTGGATTTGTTCTTTATCGTCCTACCGAGTTAGTAGGTGCAACTGTATATGGTAGATCATATTCATCTTATGGTTCACATTCAAATACAAGTTATACACCAGCTAAATATATTAATCGTACTGCTCATTCGAGTACATTAGAGCAAGTATCAGGGGGAGTATTAATGATTCAAAATCCTGCAAAGACTGTTAATATTAATCAGGACTATGGGTATAAAGATAGTTGGCTGGATAATTGGGAATTTAGAAGCAATAAGTTTTCGGGAACAATTATAACGGGTGTTGAGGCAGAGAATTGGACGAGATCAGGAGGCCAAACTATTGCACCTATCGCTGATGCTATTATCACTGAGACAGATGGTGTATTACTAACTAATCATAATGGAAGTGTTCCTCCAACTCGTTATATATATCAACAATTTGGTATTAATGCAGTGTCTTCATCTGATGTTCTGAGTATTTAGTTTGATTATCTAATACATAATACATCAGGAGGGGCTACAACTGATAGGTCTATAACAATTAAAATTAAATCAGATTCATCAAGTCACTGGCTTTATAATGTTGATGAAATTGACTGTGCGTGGAGTGGAACATTAGATTATATTAATTTTAGTGCTACTTCAGCAGAAGGATCATCAGGATGGATAACGTATAAAAAAACGATTCCTGGATTACCTACTACAGGAACCTACACTATAAGTATTTATGGGTTGGATGACGATGAAACAGATGTATATCTTGGCATAAAGAATGTAAAATTTTATGCAACATCTGATGAAATGACGGTGAAAAGATACAAAGAATCCTATTTTCCTTTAATCTGGTCCAAATGGAAAAAGACAAGGAAGTATAAAGATATTAAAGAGGTAACACAAGACACTTATACTAAAACAAACGCTATTAATGGTGTTGATTTAGATTATGACTATAGGTTAGGTGATGTGATAGATGTTAATATTGATAATGTAATTGAACAATTCCAGGGAGCTTTAGCTACTTATGTTTCAACTGTATTAGACTACTCAACTGATTGGAACTCTTATGACGGTACGCATACATCAAAGGCTGAAAGCAAACCACTACTTGAGATAATAGGTGATGAGATAGCTGAACAATACGAAAGACCAAAACAGCTTATACAGATGCCAATACATGATTTAGGATCAGCTGTATCAGCGATTAATATAATAGGTAGCTTCCAGGATGACTTGAATCAATACTCAGGTAGTAATAGGGAGTTTGTATTTAATAGAGGTGACTTTGACGTATTAAATAGGAGGTGGACTATTGACCTCATGGAAATTATCTAAATTGGATTAAAAGGTTTAACTTTACATAAAATAAAATGTTATGGCAAACAGGAAAATGAGAGATGCAACTTACGAAAACGCATCAATAGATACGGCTCCGGCTGCTGGTGGGTATTATACAACGGCTGTAAGTGGATTAGAGAAACACGGAGTTCTTTATATGTCAATGCGTGGCACGTGGGCGGGTACTGTTACATTACAGTTTCGTCCTAATAGCGATACTGCGTGGTCTGCTTATGCTACATATACAGCTAATGATCGTAGAATAATCGAAGACCCTACTGATTGTGAATGGCGGATAGGGGTAGCTTTCGGTGGTTATACCAGCGGAACTATCAGGTTAGGAATCGGATACTCACGGTACTAATGGGCATCGTTAGAGACATAGTAAGACCTGTTGTCAGGAGTATTGTTAATCCTGTTGATTCTCGATATAGTGCTTTCTCGTGGGAGAATTACTTTGCAGATAAAAGTTTATTTTTTCTTGATGGTACAATAAGCGGAGATACGTTTGTAGATCAATCAATCAATAGCAGGGACTTCACAATCACAGGCAAGGACTTTGCAGATGATTGGACTAAAGGATTTCCATACAAAAGTGCCGCTACAATTAGTCCTCCTGTTGGTGATGCTGTTTTGATTGCTGCCGATATAAACAATTTCTTATATGATGCAGGAGGTACACCAAACGCTATTCCTGTTGTTAGTTTATTTCAGAATATAGACTATGAAGATACAATCTATTGTAAGCATGAAGCACAAGTTTTAGATGCTAATGATGTAGAGACATACGAGCCGAGAGTTATTAATATATTTATGACTGCAAGTGCTTTGTCTGCTTCTGATTTAGTTAAGGCTAATACTTATTTTGGAGTGCCTGCCGAAGAAACAGTTAATATGCAATGGTCTGCTATTGATGGAGATGATGCAACAGGCGATGGTAGTAAGGCAACACCATATTTAACATTAGGAAAGGCTCAAGCAGAAGCATCGGCAGGAGATATTATTTATATCAAAACAGGAGAATATGCCGAGGATTTTATTCTTACTGCTGACGTAACACTACAAAAGACAGGTGGCTCATTCTTAACTGATGTGGCTGGGGGGTCTGCTGTATTAAGAGTAAACGATGCAGGCGGTACTCACTCAATGGGTCTAATTGGTAGAAATATTGTTTATGGGTTAGGGTTAGGGGTCACTTTTTCGAATAATATGACATTTGAAAAGATGTTGTTTACTAAGGTTTCTGCAACGCAGGGTCTTTATTTATTTAATAGCAATAATGTATTAAAAAATTCAGTTGTACAGGGTGGTTCGGGTAATGGGATTTATTTTAAAAGTACGGGAGCCTGCGTGGTTGACACAAACTTAATTAAGTCAGCAGGAGCAGGAGATGGAATTAGATACCAAGTATCAGCAGGAGCAGGTAATGTAATTAAAAATAATAAATTCATAGGTGTACCTTCACAAGCCATATCATTAGATAGTGGTAATACAGGAGATATAATGATTCTTGGGAACTTATTTGAGGTAACAACACAAGCAATAAGCTCGGATGATCCAAGTGCAATTACTGTGAATATTATAAGTAATGTATTTAAACAGGCTAATTTAACAGGATCACACATATTACTTAATGAAATTTTTACGGCAATTAATATTCAAAAAAATAAGATAACTGTTACAGCATTAGATGGAAGACCAAGTATTAAGACTATTAATAATAGCAATGTAGATATTTCATCCAATATATTAAATTTTACTACTGTATCAGCTATTGATGGTATTTATATTACATCTTCAGGGGCAAATGTTATTACAGGGTGTTCAATTACTAAAAATAGAATTATTGATATAAGTTCGGTAAGTGATATATTAACAATAATAGGTTCGAATTTAGATGATGGATCTACTGCTTTATGTGATGGCAATATAATAAATGAAAATAAAATAATAGGAAATAGTAATGATATTACAAATGAGCATAATATACTTTATGGATTCAGTAAAGGCATTGTAAAGCATAATTATTCAGAGAATGGATATTATGGTATGGTTAATAAATATGATAAACAAGACGGTTCTGATGTGTTTGGTAATATTTTCTTAAATAATTTTATGGGTGTTATTTTAAAAGGAACAGATAATGTTAAGATATATAATAATACTATTATTAATAAAACCAGGGGATTGGCTACGGGTATTCTATTGCAGGCAAATTCAGATGCAGGGCAATCGGGAACGGCAGTTGAAGGTGCTTTAATTAAGAATAATATTATTATTGCTGCCGAATCAAGTGATTTTATAATTAAAGCAAGTACGGCTAACGACTTAACAAGTGCTGATATTGATTATAATATTTATTACGCAACACTGGCAAAGCCATTTAGAATAGCAACTACGAATTACAGCTTTGCTGAATGGCAAGCACTCGGACATGATGCACATTCAATATTTTTAACAGAGGCACAATTTAACGCTCTATTTACTGATTATGATAATGATGATTATTCACTTGCGGATGGAAGTCAGGCAATAGGCAATGGAGTTGCTTTAGATGCAGCTTACGATGACGGATTAGATGCTTCAACAGATTGGGGAGATACAGATACAGTGCCAGTAGTAGTAACAAAACAACAGACTGCCCCTTGGGATATAGGAGCTTATGTAAGTTAATATATAAAACAAAGATTATGAAAAAGATTTTATTAACACTGATTGCGATATTTTATGTTGCAATAATATACGGGCAGCTTGACTCGATAAAGGTAAGCACGCCAAACTCCGGTCTGGGTGATCCGTTACGGACAGCTATGCAGAAGACTAATCTGGCTATCGACCAGATCAATCTTAATACAACAGAGATAGGGACATTAACTCCGGGACAGGTATTAACGGTTGCAGCGAGTGGAGGTGATTATACATCTATCCAAACGGCCATAGATGCTATCACTGATAATTCTATAACAAAGCCTTATGTGATATTTATCTATCCCGGTACTTATACTGAAAATATTACGATGGAGGACTTTGTAACACTTGACGGGGAGGGCAAACGAAGTGATGTTGTTATAGATGGTTCTATAACTTTTCCTGTTGTGGCTAGTGATAAGTCTTCACTTAAAGACTTGATGATTATTAATGACACCTGTACTGTTACTGGATTTAAGCTGATAACAATACCAATAGGATCAGGAACATATAATATAGATCACTGCTTGCTCTCGGTTACAAATACAACTAATGCAGACACGGCTTCTATTATTGACCAGAATGGAGGGAGTCTAACAATAAAACGAACTGACTTCTTATATGATTTTAATGGATCGGCTGCCGATGCTCATAGACATTATATCTTTGATATCACAGGAACATCTTCTTATAATATATATGATTGTTCTTTTGATGTTGATATATATGATGTAGATGATGCAGTTATACTTATTAATGAGGACTCAACAGCAACCATAGGAGAGTCGTTTATTCACTCAAACGTGTTTCATCTTAACGTAAGCAATGCGGCTTATTCGGGTGATGCTACAGGTTTCTTCCTTCATGGTGGGGGTGTAGACAAGTCATCAGAGAACAACCATCTTCATCTTACCTCAGACGGTAATGGACGGTCTTATTTTATCCGTTTAAATACTGATTTAGGAGGTGGTAAGATAATAGCAACGGGTAATTATGCTGTAACGTCTGGATTTACAAATGCTTATGGACTAACAATAGGTGCTGGTGATGAAGTGGATGTTGGTTTTAATACTATGAGAGGGGCAACAGATGGGAATCAAGGCAGTGGTACTATCAATTATGTATCATCAGGAGCCTCCGGTGATCTTTCGGTATCTGGTAATGCAGTTGTTATAGGTGATATCGGACTAACAGGAACAAGGGTAACAAAAGGATGGTTTAAAGACTTACAAGTGACGAACGCAATTGCTGGAGATATAACAGGTAATGCCGGAACGGTAACGAATGGAATCTATGTAGCTGATACAGCAGCCTTAGTATCTCACCTTATAGAACGTGGTGATACAGCTTCTATGTTGGAACACCTTATAGAGAGGGGTGATACAACTGAAATGTTAGAACACTATATAGAGAGGGGTGATAACCTTTCTGCTTTATCAGCTACTACATCAGCAGAGCTAAGGGGTGTCTTATCTGATGAGACAGGAACAGGAGTGGCTATATTTAGTGATGGTCCTAATTTTGATGGTGATTTAGCGATAGTAAAAGAAAACGATAATGCATCAAGTGATTCACATATTAAGTTTGAACGTAAAAGAGATGGTGATCCTACTTATGAGGTGTCTGATGGTGACTACCTGGGTGATCTAAGATGGTTTGGGTGGTATGATGGTATGTATAACCTTGGTGCTGATATAACAGCTAAGATAGATGGTACACCCGGATCTTCAGATATGCCTACAAAGATAGAAGTCAGAGTATCTCCTGATGGTACTGATGCTCCGGTCCTTGCTTTAACAATAGACAATGCTGGTGACTTTAATTTTGAAGATGCTGATTTAACTACTTCCGGCACACTTGAGGTAGGAGGTTCAGCATCAGGGACTGTATCTATTGTAGCTACTGCTGCTGCTGGCACTCCTACTATTACATGGCCTTTAACAACAGGAACTTTAATAACGGGTAGCGATACAGCTTTAATGCTCAATCCATACATAACAGACGGTGAAGCAAGAACGGCTATTAATGATACTATTGATGCACGTGATGCTGCCGCTACTGATATAACAACCATTACAATACCTGGAAAGACAGTGTCTTATACAATAGGCTCAACAGGTGATACAGGCACAGATGTTGTTTTTGTTACTGCTGCCAATCACACACAACAGAATCTTGATTTAGGAGCTATTATTCCAGCAAAGGCTAAAGTAACTCAAATAGAGATTGTTTGTACTGAAACAGTAGTAGGCGTTACAGATATTACAATGGTAGTTGGTAATGCTAGTGCAGGAGCAGAATTTGTAGTTGCCCTTTCTTGTGATGCCGAAAATGAAGTTGTAGGTATTATTAATCCTGCACTTCCACAAGCGGTAGTAATGAATTGGGCTGCTGATACACATATTTGGGTTGGAGGCGATCCTACTGATAATACTTGGGCTGATATTACCGCAGGAGCGTGGACTATTTATATAACATACATAAATTATGAAGACATTTAAAAAGTTACTTATAATTCCGTTTTTAATAATAAGCCTGATTTGTTCAGCAGCAACTTACTATGTAGCTGATGACGGTAATGACGGGAATAATGGGCTGACAACAGGAGCACCCTTTTAAACACTTGCTCATGCTGAGTCAGTGGCTACAACAGCAGGCGATTCATTGCTTTTAAGTAAGGGGGACACATGGGCGTTAGCAAATACTACTCAGATAAATCACGGAGGAAGTGGGGGAACATATATTGTATGGGATGGGTCAAGATGGGGTTCTGGTGCTAATGCAATAATCCAGATAACAGGTACTCCGGCAAATACCTCAATTGTTCATATATCTGCTTGTTCATATCTGAAGTTTAAAAATATTACTCTTGATGGGAATGATGAGGCTTGTTTTGGTTTAACGATAGGAGGGCCAAGTAGTGTGCATGGTGGCTCGGCACAAAACGCTGAAAGTTATATAGTAATTGATGGAGTTAGTGTATTGGATTGTGGTACAAGTGCAGGATATACATTAGGAATTTTAACTGAAACATGGAATAATGATATATCAAATATTACAGTTCAAAACTGTATTATTAATGGGGTTGATGCAGAAGCATTAAGTTTATATTGTGGTAAGTCTGCTGATGGGGCTACACCGTCAGAGGTTAGTGATGTACTGTTTTATAATAATACTATAAGCAATTACGGACGAAGTGGATCGCTTGGAGAGGGAATACAGGTTAATAATAAATGCACTAATATAGTTATCGAAAATAACACCATTACAGATGATACAAATGGAACAGGAAATGGTATTGTAGTTGAAAGTAATGAATCTACGCTTGGTTATTTTCCTACCGACATAACAATAAGATATAATAAAGTAACGAATATAAAAACAAATTCATGGTGTATTTATATGCAGCACGGGCAAGCTAAAACAGTTGATGTTTATTCAAATATTTTATTACAAGGAAATAATTTAACAGATGCTGACGGTGGATGTGTATGGATGGCTACCTCTGCTGATCCAGCATGGACGGCTGCTGTATTGAATTTCTGGAATAATACAATGATTTCAGAGTCAGGCAGAACATTTCAAGCAGACATCCCTACTGCCGGAGTGGTGAGATTAAGGAATAATATATTAATGAACAAAGGGACTGAATCAGATTTATATGCTAATGTAATGTGTTTAAGGGTAAATACTACAAGTGCGGTGACTCATAGTAATAATCTTTATTTAAGAACTGTTAATGCAGATTATGAAAAGATAGTTGATGGAAGTTACTTAAATACCAATGCACAGGTATTAAGCTATGAAGCAACTGCACAAGTAACCGATCCTGTTTTTAAGGGATTTAATTCATATAAAACAGTCAATGATTTTGATATTAAAAGCACCTCTCCTGTTATTAATGCCGGGGTTGATGTTGGATTAACAAGAGATATATTTGGGATGAAGATTATTGGACTACCAGACATTGGAGCAATAGAAAGTAGAGGAACACGATGGATAATTGTACGATAGGTAATAAAGCAGCAATAATTAATAAATAATATCATGCCAGGAGACAACGAAGATTACCGGAAATATTTGGAGCTACAATTTAAGGGACTTCATAAATCAATTAATGCTCATGCTCACGACACTCATGATCGATTAGATAATATTCAAAAACAAACAGAAAAGACCAATGGACGAGTCACTGAGTTAGAAGAACAGACTACCGCTATCCGGTGGTGCACCCGTAATCCGAAGCTATCAATTGCAATTTTATTAGTATCTGTCATTGGAATAATTACATTATGTTCTACAATAGGAGTTGAATATATTATAAGCTTAATAAGATGAAAGCAATAATGATTCGTAAATATGGCATCAAAGAAACTCAATCAGTATTTCTTGTGATGGATGGTATCGATAAATATTTTGAGTGTGTGGCAATTGAGCTTCCACGGGTAGTTATTCCATATCGGCCAAATGCTCACGATGTAGATTGTATTCCTGAGGGTAATTACCCAGTTAAAAAAATTATCAGTCCGACAAAAGGAAAATGTTTTTTATTGTCTGATGTTCCGGATAGATTCGCAGTTGAGATACATATCGGTAATTTTGTATCTGGCAAAAAAGTTGATTCCGCTGGGTGTATATTACCAGGTATGAGCTTTGCAGATATTAATGAAGATGGTAATATCGATGTAGCTGATAGCACAAAGGCATTAAATCAGTTATGGGATATTTTACCGGATGCTTTTAAACTACATATATTATGAGAAAGCTATTTAAGTTTGAAACGGGCTTATCTATTTTGCGGTTCCTTCGATTCAGGTGGTTCAAACCGTTCTGTTTTGATTGGGTCCCAATGATATTAATTACATTATCTTTAATTATTTTATACTTTATAAATCATATAATATGAAATTTAACATCACGTTAACCTGGAGTAAGGTCGTAGCAGTATTTGTTTTAGCTGGTGCGTTATATCTTGACATTAGAACCGGAAGCGGATCAGCTTCTTTTATGTATGCTCTTCCTTTTATAGTATTTATGATAACGGGAAAACAATTTATTGACTCTAAAAAATAATAATCATGGCAAAAGGAAAACCAAGACAGAACGGAAGCGGAAACGGTACGGGTAATGCTGGCAGAGGCGGTTGTGCTAATCCAAGCGGTGGAAGGCAAGGGCGGAACAGATGAAAAAACCGCAAGGCTCGGTAATCATCTGGGATTATCGAGCCTCGAAACTCCTTCTTCCGATTATGGAAAGATGAGCTTAACAAAGATATAAAAAATATATTACAATGAAGAATTTTAAACTCTATTTTCAAATTGCGGTGATTGCCATTTTGATGGGATTATTATTTGCGGTGAATATATACAAGGCCAAATACGAGAAAGAAGTTATTACCACACTCAGACTGACACAGAACAACCTTCAGTTAATGGACGCTGATAGGCAAAATACTATCCTTACTCTTACTTTAAAGGAGTTTGTGGCTACTATGTCAACCGAAAGGGATTCATTGCTTAGAGTGGCTAAAATACGACCTAAGACAATTACGAAAATAATCGAAACGAAAACCATCATACATGATACTATTGAAAAGAAAGTATATGTTCAGTCATCCGGAAAAGATACATGGTTCATTAAGGATTCGGCTAAGTGTTGGGACTGGCAGGCAATGGCTTATCTATGGAATGACTCTCTGATAGTGAACAGAACAGATTTTAAATATCACAATGCTACCTTAGATGTATTTAATTGGTTCCGGCCTCATAAGTTTTTATTCATCCGCTACGGTAAGAAGCAAACAACCCAGACTTCATCTTCAGAGTGTGGAGAGACTACTTCAAAAACGATTACAATTTTGAAAAGGTGATAATTATCATGTTTATTGTCAAATGTCTTTTGTAATTTAGCAAAAAATATAAAGCTATGAAAAACTTTCTAATTAAAAACATGGGGAATATCTTTTATGTAATAGGATCACTTTGTTTCTTAATTGGTACATTGATAAATATGTTTAAGAAATGAGCAAGGTAAAAACATATAAAGTTGAATTATGTAATCGGAATGAAATCGCTGATTTTATTGAAGAATGGCATTATTCTAAAAATGTTAATGGATTAATAAGTGATTATTGTTTTAAATTACTTGACGGTAATACTTTAATAGGTGGTATGATTTATGGTAGGATTGCAATGGCTGGTGTGTGGAGAAAATATGCAAGTAATGAAACTGAATTAACAGAATTAAGGAGGCTTTGCTGTATTGATGATACGCCCAAAAATACAGAGAGTTATTTTATTGGTCATACCTTACGTTGGTTAAAAAAGAATACATCAATAAAGCGTGTAATAAGCTACGCAGATGCTACTTATGGACATAAAGGTATAATTTATAAGGCAAGTAATTTTATGTATTGTGGAATGACAGCAAAGGGGCGTGTAATAATGTATCATGGCAAGAGATACCACGACAAAACAATTAGAACCAAATATAAAGGTAAATTAAAACCATATGCAGTTAAAATAAAAGAAGCATTAATTAAAGGTGACGCTGAATATGTCAATACATTAGGTAAGTATATTTATTTATATTATTTGTAACAGATACAATGCATAAATTTGTATAATTTGTATTAATTAAAACCCAGTATTATGGAACCAGAAGAAAAAGAATCGAAATTAAGAAATGTATTAGCTGAGTATTACAGTAAAGATGACTATGATCTTGATACCGCTGTATCTGATATATTTGCTTTGTTTAAGAATAAAGAGTGTGACCATAAATTTATATTAGACAACGGAGCAAGTGGGCATTACAATAATTGGTGTGAAAAATGCGGTAAATATTTAAAAGGATAAAAATCTATTTAGTATTAACTAAAACCCTGATTATGGAATTTGTTTACAAAGTGAAGACCCGCACAATACTTATTAATTCACTAACGGACAAAATTAAGATATGGTTCTTTGGTGATATACATAAGTTTACTAAATCCTGTGATGAAGATAGGTGGAAGTGGTTCTTAAAGAAAGCCAAAGAGAACCATGACAAACATACTTACTATATGGGTATGGGTGACTATATGGACTTCGCTTCTTCATCCGAACAAACAGCACTGATTAAAAACCCAGCACTACATGACCAGACTATTATTGATTTAGGTGATCTTGTTAAGAAAAGAAACAAGTCTCTAGCAAAAGAAATGTCATTTATGAAACCGAATATCTTAGGGATGATTGACGGTAATCACAATTGGAAGTTTACAGACGGGACCACCGGAACACAAGACCTGGCAGATAGATTAGGAACCGAGTATTTAGGATGGCTTTGTCATCTGACATTAAGAATCAGAATAGAAACAGAGAAGGCACACAGGCAAAAGAATATTTATATAGCTGCCTGTCATGGTAAGGCCGGGGGTAAATCAAGGGGTAACTCTTTAAACCAGTTAGATGACCTGTTTAAGATTATGCCAATGTCTGATATCTTTGCAATGGGACACGATCATCAGCGGTTTGCGGTCCCTCAATCGGTTCTCATCCCTTCGACTTCCCCCAATGGTGATACTACATTAAAACAAAAGAGACAATTCTTTTTACGTAGTGGTTCCTTTAA